AATAACCGTAGAGTTTATGTCTACGGTTAAATATAATTAGAAACGATTTTTTATAAAGAGTATTAGTAAACTAACACACATCTATCCATTCTCAATCCACAAGTAATATCTGCAAGAGCGTCCTGACTGTAAGACAGACTTCCGAAGTTTGCACTTGTTAGGAAGGTTCCATAGAGAATCCATTTTTCTACCACCACCCCTGTTGGGTCCAACATCTCAAGGTCAATATCTTTTTTATAACCCGCTGCGTAACCCATACGACCTGTTACCGACTCAGCGTGTAGACGAACCCATTCCATAAGTGCTTGTGCAGCTGAAGGACCAATTGGGTCTCTAAATTTTACCTGAATTTCATCCCAGTTAAATCTACCTGCAACAAATGTTGAAGTGTTTAAGAATTGAATTTCAGTTGAGTTTATCTTGATAGATGGTCTTGAAGCAGACTCCACGAACCACTCATTAATACCTAAACTTGACGGAAACCTTAGAATGAATCGATTCTGACGTTTCGGTTCGTAAGGTATGGGCATTTTCATCAGTAAATCAGCCATATAATTAATTTTTTGTTTTCAGTGTTTATATGTTATAAATATAGTCTGTTAGAAAATATTTCTCTTTACTTTAATTTTTAAAAAAAGTATTCTTATTGCACTTCCTTCTTAGTTCCTCCAGCAGTAGAATATGTTTTAACTAAATTATCTGGTTTATCTTTAAAGGCTTTTCTCATTACTTCTACATTTCTTGGGTCATCGTCTGAAAAACCAATTGATGGTTTAGATGGTGTAAATTTGTTTCCTATGTCGTTTTTTAACCATGCTCTTTTATTAAGTAATGCTGCCATATTCTTAATGTAGTCCACAAAATCATTCATCGCTCTAACCTTCGCCTCCTCGGGATTTGTGGCACCCGACTCATCTCCAAAAGAAACGGGATGGTATTTGTTTAAATCCAAATAAAGGTCGATAAGTTCTTTATCAGATAAATCTTCTTCACCTGTAAAGTTCCTATATTTTTTTAAATTTTTGATTAGTTCATCTTTGGATATCCCGCCGAAATCATTTACAATATAATTGTAGACGGATTGTTTCAGGGTTTCGGGATTATGACCCCTTGCAGTGATTATTGCAAATATTGAACCATTATTTATTGCTTCTCTAAAGTCATCAAAAGCTGGTCCCTTCTTTGCTTGCATAGAATCAATCAAAAAGTCTTTGTCTCCTTCAGTTCGAAAGTTTCTAAACGGATTGTCACCGAACCCAACAATCTTATGTCCGTTATATTCAAAATCTTCTTTTCCTACAATGTGTCGGTATTCTGCAAAATCTTCGGTTGACATACCTACCTCTTCTCCGTCTGAATCTTTCAGAATTATCTTTGTCGGCATGTGCACAATATTGTCATCCCAGTCGAAAGCGTAATATTTTAAATCCGGGGTTTTCTCGTCTTTGAAACCTTCTGTAATCTCTTTTCTCATTTAGTATGGCTAAAAAATGGGGGGATTTTGTCCCCCCGTTTTTATTAGATATTTTCGAACGAAGCTCCTGTTGGTGTAATAAAGAATTCAATATCTATGAATTCGAGAGCCTTCGTTGGTTTTAAGTAAATCTTTCCTGTTAATGTGTTTCTGTCTAAATCTTCAGGTGAAGAAGATACTGTCACACGGAAATCATATAGACCTCTATCTCTTCTAATTGAATCAAGGATTGGGTTCACACTATCCAAGAATTGTTGTCTTACTACTTGGTCGTTCTGTTCGAACAGTAATCTTACAGCCACCGCTGAAATTAACTTACGAGCCTGAAGTAACAATCTTCTTACGTTAAGTCTGTTTAGAGCGGTATCCGCAACCTGTAGGGTTTTGTTACCCCAAATTACAGTTCCAACGTCCGCAAAAGTTGCAATAGGGTTGATTCTTCCTTGATAAAGAGTATCTCTATCCTCTTGAGTCAACTTCAATCTTGCCTTTATTGAATTTACAAGACCTCTTGTGTAACCCGCTGACGCGAACCATGGGAAGGATATGTTATCTGTAAGAGCTAAATTTCTACAAACTTCACCTGTTGGTGGTAAGTAAATCTGTGTATTGTTTACTGTATCTCTCACCAAAATCCAAGGATAGTAAGTAGATGTATAGTTAGAATCAATTCCTGTGTTATCTAAGTTATCAACCGCTTCCTGAGGATAAATAATATCCAAAGAGTTTGTTCCATCAGGAGTATACATGTTATAATCTGGTGTCGTTGCTATATAAACAGAATCAGCCCTTTGGAACTGAATCATGTCGATAGCTTCTTCAACAAGGTTTGAGTTATTGTAATAATCGATACTTGAAGTTGCAAATACATTGATATTAGTAGCTTCAGGATTTCTGAACGTAAGAATACCTAATAGATAAGCATAATAGTCAGTGTTAGCAAAATCTTGTGTATTGTTTTCAACCACAATTCTCTTAAATAAACCTTGACCAGTTGCTGAAGGATATCTTGATGATGCAGATGCACCCGCCAAGTAACCTGATGCTCCCAATTGGAATCTATCTTGGTTTGTTCTATATTCTCTATAAATGTCCCAACCATCAAACCCACCAGCGAAACATACTGTGTATTTTCTTGAGTAGATAAAGTAGTAAGGATTTTCTTGTGTTTCTGGGTCAAATCTGAAATCAGCAACCCCACACTCAAATGCCGGTGTTCCACTTGTTTGATAAACATTACCAATAGTAACTACAGTTGCACCTGAGTCCATATGGAAACCTTTACTTAAGTAGTTCCAAGTAGCACCCTCGACAGGGATTGGAGCAATGACCCAAGAAGGTGGATTTTGTTTACCTTTATAAGAAAGGAATGATTCGTCAATTCCGAACTGAGTTGAAAAACCTAAGTAACTTCTTCTCACTATATCACCAGGTGACTCGACTAAATTATCACCTCCAGTTGCTGCACCGAAAGGTGGGTTATAGATAACTTCACCAGGGAAGTAGTATTTTGTTTTGAACTTTGGAACAGGAGATGGATTACTAACAGATGCATATTCTCTTTGAGTGTATCCGTAGAATCCACAAGGAAGTGCATCTATTGGTGCCTCTTCAGACATTTCAACCATCACATATTTTGATATTAAAGCAAACTCACCATTAGAAGAACCAATCTTTTTAGCCACAAAGTTATTTGAAGCTGGGTCCATAGTGCAATTTGTGAATTTCTCAATCACAACAGGGTTCGCATCGGTGTCAAAGAAATTTCTAACTAAAACATCAAATGTCATGTTGTTAAAAGACAAGTTCGCGATTGAAACTTTTACTTCAACGTTAGCTGCATCTCCATCAGAGATTGATATGAATCTGAATAATTTATAAACTTTATTACCTCTCAACTCTGAAACCAAGAATGGTGTCATAGGTGATTGATATTTTTCTACGTTATAAGCAATTGAACTTGGGTCTTCTGTTCTTGCTCCAGGTAAACCAATCAACTGACAATCTAATCCACGGATATAACTTTGATTATAAGCATAAGCCAAAGAAGCTGGATAAACTTCCTCAACGAATACAGGAACCTCCTGTCTAGATTTTCCGAAATTGTCCGTCCCTAATACTTTAGTTATAAACTTAGAAGAAAGTGCCGACAATGAAACTTCAAAACTGAAATTATCATTATCTTTCGTTATACCTGATAACAAGAAGGTTTCGTAAGGATTAATTGTAACCCCTGAGTATTGTCCCGAACAAACCATAGTTAATGCACTCAATCCTGAAACAGTTCCACCCGAGTTTACCTCGTAAATTGGACCGTGAGCATTACTTGCTGCACTATTTTCAAAAAGTGATATACCTCTTGAACGGATTGTCGCTACAACCATGTTATTATATTCACTGAAAGCAGTTCCTGACCATGTATATACATTACCAGAAATACTACCCGAGAAACTATTAGAAGCTCCTGTTGCTATTGATGAAACAATATAGTCCATAGAATAACCTGAATAGTTATCATTGGAATAGTTGTTAAAGTTTGCATAGAACCAAGAATCATTCAAACCACTTGTTAAATCATTAAGAGGATAATTTATATTATCACAATTATATACGTTGACTAAGTTACGTCCTGTAGACAAACTATAATAGTCACTTTCTGGAATTGCACCATATACATTTGCAGTTGTTGAAGACAATGAATTTGTTGTTAGAACATCTTTCACAAACCCTAAAATATCGGATTGGATATTAGATGTGCTTCCGTCACTCATTCTATAAAGTGAAGTCAACGAATTGTTAATTTGTGAAGGGAATGAATTAAGAAAAGAAATTGTATTCCCTGTCGAACTTCCTGTAAAGTTTACCACCCAAGGGGTAGCTGTTGCAGGATTGAAACCAACCGTAGTTGGGTCAACATTAGCAACAACTTTGATACTCCAAGACGGACCTGCGTCGTATCCTGAAAGACCAAGGATTCTTGTTACGAACAATTGATTAGATTGTTGTAAGTAAGATTTGGCAATGTAAGCCGCTTCATATTTAGGGATTTGTGTATTAACAAATTTTACAGGCTCGGACCCCCCGAAATATGCCTGAAATTCATCGTAGTTCGTTATAAAAATCGGTTCAAATGCGGGACCCTTAATTGTTTCCCCAACTAAACCTAACGTAGTAACACCCACACTCTGAGCCACGAATGATAAATCCGTTTCAGAGGTATAAACACCAGGTGAAACATAAACTTTTTGATTTGCTTGTGCTGTTGCCATTATTAAATTATTCTATGCAGATTTATTTTAATGATAAATATTCTAATCTGAATGAAAAAACTTGACTTTTGAATATCTATTTGTAAATGGTGAGAATAAATTCTACCTTTTTTCTACCTATGAATAAAAAGAAAGAAATAAAGAATATAAAGATAGCACCTGAGGTTCACGAGGTATTGAAAAAATACTGTGATAAAAGGGGGATAAAGATTTATAAATTCTTAGAAAATTTAATATTAGAGAAGTGTAAAGAAAAGAAAGATTTGTATGGGGAGGACTAAACCAACTTACTATCAAACTTTATAGAACCTTCTTTCAGGTTGTCTTGTTTCATTACGGATATTGTAAGAATGTCGTTGGTTGTTATTTGTATTTTATTAACATTCGAACCGAAATAATCTCCATTAATAAAGACATCAAAATTAGAGATGTTCTCAGAACCAACCCAAGTCATATCTGCAGTGAAATCAATGAACTCAGACAAAGAGTCATTACCAACCACGTATTGAAAATTTGACAAAAACTCGTCAGGATTTTCAGGAAACTTCCTTCTTCTTTTACTAATCGTAGATGTGTCAAGTTCCACAACTTGAGCGACGCGAGCAATGGCTGGTTTCACCTGAAACTCCTCCTCATCAATCAAGTAACCCAACATTGTAAAATCATATGATTGAACATAATACTTCCTTGACTCCAATGTCATTTGTGATTCATCTGAAATATTGTTCATAATTATCGGAACATACTGCCCTTTTATGAAGGTATAGGCTTGACGCGAAGAAAACTTCTGAAGTGTAATTTTATTTAACTGATTCAATTCTCTCATTCTGTTACACACAATCTTCACACTATAATTAATATCAACAGGAACTGGTTGTGGAATTGTATATATGTCCATACCTTGTTCGTTACCATTCCAAGTCGGAACAGATGCATAATAAAATTGTTTTCTGTTTGGTATTGTGTATTGTAAAGATGGATTGGTTCCGTATTTCACCTCAGGATTTCTCACAACAGTAACGAATGGAGGTTCGACATTATAATCTAAGTTAACAAATGTTGCAGTTTCAACATACTGACTCCAATTTTGTGTTGTCAATAGTATGTCAATCATCGGAACAGTTTTACCTCCAGTAACAACCTTCAAATCGTTTTTTACAAAGTCCAACATACCTCTGTCCAAATCCGCATGTAATACTGATTTAGGAAGATAAGTCCCATCCTTATTAATATATTCTAAGAGTTGCTCCCTCCTTGCAGAAAGAGTCTTCTTGGGAACTAATGGTAAAGTTGGTATGACTTGTTTTGGTAATGGCATATTAATTATTTTTAGTCATTGAACCCACAGTTTTAAGTGCATTCCAATGAGAGTCTGACTTGGATGAACTCGCCCCAATCACAATCCCTTGTCCTCTCCCGACTGAGTTTCCAACAAAAACATTTGAAGCAGGAACTCCGTTGTTCACAGCATTTCTTACATTATTTTTCGTTTCACTTCCAGCAGCATATGGCTCAATGATGAACAAGTTATTTTTATTTTGACCCAAGACATTTGAAATCTCATTAGATTTCCTGCATCCCGCACTGAAAAGATAAATCGGGATTCCTGGGTTTTTATTGATAAAATCTATAATTGTAGAGGATGGTGTGTTAAACCTAAAACCTTTAACATTCTTTTCAGTTCCAATCCCCTGTTTCAATAAACTTACTTGTGAATCTATATTTAAGTCACCAGACCTATTATCTAACCCCCCAACTAAAATTGCATCATACTCACCAGATGTTTTTTGTGATGAGGAACCTTTTCTCACAATTTTCAAACCAAACTCTTGTTCCATCGCACCTCTTGTCAAAGGTCCTAACTTACCATCCACTCCATCTTTGTTTGGACCATACTTACCCAAATCATACCCCTTTTTTATCAGATACTTTTGTATGATTTCAACATTTGGGTCATAGGATATTTGTTCTAATAAAAAACCCAATTGTGATTCTTTTAAAATAAATCTCATAATTAGATTCCGTTAAATTCGTTTTCACTAACCCATGTGGCAACAACAGTTCTATAGAAAGGTTTGTAACCACCATAGGTGTGTTTATTGTCTGACTTTACATATCCATCATCACTAACAACATAATATCTTACTCTATCTTCACTTTCATAATATCCAAAATAATCACCCATGAATATATCAACACCCATGTCATCCAAAGTTTTTTGGTAAATACTAAATCTCATATTACCTGGTTCTTGTAACTCAACTCTAGAGTTACCAACAGTTTTATTTGTAGGAGCCATAACCTGAACGTAACCCTTCAATTCAACGGGAGCTAAGAACTGAATACCATCTTCCAAAACTTCACCATATACATCATCAGTTTTGGTTTTGTATCTATCTATTCTATATAAAATTACGGTGAAATTCATATCACCAATTAACCACTCCTCACCCATACCAATGTCGAGAGCGTAATCCTCACCGCCAAAAAATTTACCGAGTCTTGTAATTGGAACTAATTTCTCTGCCATAGTCAGCTGAACTTGTTTATATTGATAAATACTTTTAAGTTTATTATATTTAATCCAAATGGAAATTCAAAGAAATACAAAACTACAAGTAAGAAAAAGTTCAATTCACGGTTGGGGGGTTTTCGCATGTGAAGACATAAACGAGGGTGAGGTTATTGAAGAGTGTCCGATTCTTAGATTACCTGTTCAAAGAGGAGAAACAAACTACACCTTAATTGACTATACATTTGTATTTCCAAAAGGAGAGAATTGGCAAAACCACGTTATTGCTCTTGGATATGGTTCACTATATAACCATTCCGAAAACTATAACGCAACATGGGAAGACGATTTGGACAAAGACATTTTAAGATTTAAAGCAACAAAACCAATTTCGAAAGATGAGGAAGTCACAACTTATTATGGTGATGAAAGTTATTGGTCTGACGGTAGAAGTCACATTGAAGTAAAATGAGCTTATCAGAAATATCACTCGAGTCAAAAGCACTAACACTTCTTGAACAATATGAGGGGTATAACAATTATATCTTGGAACTACAAAGGAAATCCCAAGTAAATAAAAAATTCTACCCAACAAGAAGTCAATCAGAATACATAATCAATAACCACGACAAACAACCCAAAGTTGCCAAAAAGTGGGTAATTTTAGACGCATATTTTGCACAGAAATTAGCTGACGACAAGATGTATACTGAAATCCCACAAAAAGTCTGGGTTGAAAAACTTCTAGCGGAGAAGGACAAAGCTTATCATATTTGGGGAAAGATTTGGGACTCTGAACAACTACATGATTTTTGGTTACCCAAGGCTTCTATAATAAAAGACAACACCGTTAAAGACGTTGTCATCGATTTTGAAAAATATTCAAACAGACCCCCGTTAAACCATCAAAAAGAATCCATTCAGAAACTGGTTGAAAATAAAAAATATATTTTGGCCGATGATATGGGTTTGGGTAAAACAACCTCAACTATAATTGCAGCCTTAGAAACAGGGGCTAAAAAGGTTTTAATCATATGTCCCGCAACTTTGAAGATAAACTGGAAGCGTGAAATTGAAAATTACTCTGACAGGACAATATACATAGCGGAGGGTAAAAACTTTAGCACAGAACACGACTTTGTAATCATAAACTACGACATTCTAAAAAACTTCCATGACCCTAAAAAGAAAGATGATTCGCAAATTCTTAGAGCCAATTTTGATTTGGTTGTTATTGATGAAGCACACTATATCAAAAATGCTCAAGCACAAAGAACCAAACTTATAAACGACTTCATAAAAAAAATTGACAGACTTTGGTTATTAACAGGAACACCGATGACATCAAGACCAATTGATTATTATAATTTATTGAGTCTCGTAGATTCCCCTGTTGCCAAGAACTGGATGGCCTACGTCATAAGATATTGCAGTGGATATCAATTCAAGGTCGGAGCAAGGAAAGTATGGAACGTAATGGGTGCGTCTAATTTAGATGAACTAAGGGATAGAACCTCGAATACAATCCTAAGGAGATTGAAAGAAGACGTTTTGGATTTACCTGAAAAAATTATCACACCTGTTTATCTCAGACTCAAATCAAAGGACTATGAAGAACTCATGGGGGAATATTATAATTGGTATGATAAAAACCCCGACGAGTCAAAATCGTTAACAGTTCAATTTTCAAAACTTACAAAAGTTAGACAAGTTATTGCCAACGAGAAAATATCTCAAACAATAGAACTTGCCGAAAACATATTAGAGCAGGACAAAAAAGTTATCATATTTTGTAACTTCACAGATTCACTAAATCAAATTGTTCAACATTTTGGAAAAACTGCCGTCAAAGTTGATGGGTCAATGACAAAACAAGATAGACAATTTAGTGTTGACCAATTTCAAGAAAATGATAAAATAAAAGTTTTTGTCGGTAACATAAAGGCTGCGGGTGTTGGACTTACTTTGACTTCCGCAGAAGCGGTTATTATGAACGACTTATCATTCCTACCATCGGACCACTCTCAGGCTGAAGATAGGGCATACAGATTTGGACAAAAAAATAATGTGTTAGTCTATTATCCAATATTTGAAAACACAATCGAAGGCGCGATATATGACATACTTAATAATAAGAAGCAAGTCATCGCGACCGTTATGGGTGACAATCAAAACATCGGTGACACTGCCGAAGAAATTCTGAAAAGAATAAACGAATTACGCCCTTAACATAGATGGAGAAAGTAACTAATCACCAAGGAGTTGAATTGAGAGTTGGTGATAGAATTAAAATTATATCAGACAAATTACATTCAAAATTACTAGCTAACGTTGACCTAAATGAAGAGGTTGTCATAACAAGTTTTTCAGAAAACGGAAAAATTATATATCATCATAATACATTAGCCCTACCAACCAACAGTGACATTTATGTTAAAATAAATTAAAGTCAATCAAACCTTAAAACAATTCTGAGTTATTTATATAAAACGAATAACTCGCCAATATGAAAAAAATAGAAGAAAGAATTCAACAAATTGAAAAACAAATTACCGAAAACCATATCGAAACAGAAAAACAATTGTTGATTACAGAAATGAAAAAAATTGGAATAGAAAAACTACCCTATTCTTATTCAGCCCTCAAAGGATTCATCGACGCAGAAACGATGAATTTCCACTACAACAAACACTATAAGGGATATGTAGATAAATTAAATGCCGCCCTGTCAAAGAAAAAACATGGAGATTTAGACTTAGAAAAAATTGTCAAAAACATTAGTCGATACGACCAAGTAGTAAGGAACAACGCTGGAGGAGCATTCAATCACGCACTTTTTTGGAATATGTTGTCTCCAACACCAAAAAAATTAACAGGGGAATTGTATAAAAAAATTACCAAAGAATACGGTAGTTTCAATCTATTCAAAAAGAAATTTGAAACTGTTGCAAAGGATAGATTTGGCTCAGGTTGGGTATGGTTAATTTTAACCTCAAAAAATACTTTGAAAATAATGTCGACACCAAATCAAGACAATCCACTTATGAATGTTATCGAAGGTGGAGGTTTCCCTCTATTAGGTTTGGACCTTTGGGAACACGCCTACTATTTGAAATACAGAAATAAGAGAGACGAATACATTTCAAATTTTTGGAAGGTGGTCAATTGGGATTTTGTTCAGAAACTTTATGAAATGAAAGTTGAAACAAAACTACTAGAGTCGAACAAATTTCAAGGAATAATTACTGAATCAAAAGAACCACAATTCTGTAATCCAAAAGAAGTATTGTTCTATAGAGACTTGATTAATAATTACGCAATCAAAAAAAGATATCAGGAGGGAGTATCCTACGTTCTAAAAAAAGTATTTTCACATTTTTGGGTTGAGGGTAATACTGAAGAGATGTCAGGATTTTATGGTGTAGAATCACCCGAGGGTAGGTCTATACTCAATAACCTTAATACAAATTTCAATACATTTTGTTTATTGGTAAAAGCAGTAAACAAACAGATTGAATTAATTGGAAGGTCAGAAAAGAAGTTTGATTTTTCAAAAAAAGAAAAAAGAACTCTAAAGGAAACAACTAGATTTATTTCAGCATTGGACCACTTCAGAAACGAAATCTTTACAGAGAATAACGAAGACTTTATCAATATAATCAAAGTCCTTAAAAAACTTTGGGATAGGGGTCAAAAGTCTGAAGACAACGCAATTAAAAAAATAGAAGACTATTTTGATGGTAATGCTAAAATTGAAAAGATTGGTTCACATGGTGGAAAACAAGACGCCTTCAAAGGTATTGATGTAAATGTGATTTTAGATGGAAAAAAGTTTTCTGCACAGGTTAAACCATTCTCTAATGTTTCAATAATCGAGGACAGAGTTAAACTTTTGGATACAGGAAATGTTAAGCATTACGAAGTCGATTGGTATATTTTTATTAATCCTAAAACAAATAAGATACTTATATTCAAAAACGACCCTATAAGTGATAAAAACCAATATGTCTTCAACGTTAGTTCACTACTACACGAAATAGAATAATAAAGATATTTATTTGATATGGCAGCACTACCAGAACCAGAAAGAAGTAAAATTTATACAAGAGTCAAACACTTGTTGGGAGCACCCTTAAGAAGTGTAGAATTAGAAGACGAAATGATGGACTCGCTAATGGAATTATCTATTGGTGATTATGAAGAATATATTCTACAATGGCTAATCGATTCACAATGGGTTAACTTAGTAAACCTCAATATGAATGAAAAGTCTGTTGCCAGAGCTTTGGTTACAAGGACAATGGACTTCGAACAACAATTTGCATATTCGTATTCTAAGATTGTTGGACTTCAGACCGTAGGACCATGGGTCTTGAAGAAAGATTATTTCATAATTGAAAAGAATGTTCAGACATACGAAATACCAGCCAACAGAGAAGTCAATGAACTTCTTTGGTTTAGTAATCAGGCTTGGACAGCATTCGGACTTGGAGGTCTTGGTGGATTTGGATTCGGTGGTATAGGTTTGGGTGCCAATGAAGCAGGATACGCTCAGATGGGATACCAAGGTTCTTATTTTATGATGTCTGGTTTTGATTACCTCATCAGAATGCAAGAAGCAAATATCTTGAATAGAATTCTCGGTGGTTCTATGACATATAGGATTACCGCATTACCTGATGGTAAAAAGTTGATACACTTGATGAATACCCCTGGTGGTAAATTTAACTGGGCTAATTTCAACATGTATGCTGGTAAAGCGGTTTGGTATTGGTATTATGATGTAACACCAGACAGTAGAGCTGATTGTCTTAAAAACAATCCTGACATTATCAAACTACCGACTGACGTTCCTCTTGAATCCTTGAGTTGGGAAGATATCAATGTTCCTGGACAACAATGGATAAGAAGATGGTTTACAGCATATTGTAAAGAAACCTTAGCAAGAGTGAGAGGTAAATACAGTGGGAATCTTAAGACACCTGATTCTGAAATTACAATGGATTACACCAGTCTTTTAACTGAAGCCAAGGATGAAAAATCTAAACTGATGGAAGAATTGACGGGCGCTGAAGGATGGCTTACAAGACTAAGACCTGAAAAGGTTATGGAAAGAGAAGCACAAATTGCTGAAAATTTAAATAAACAAATGAAATTCAGAGCAATGCCTCGTCAAATCTACGTAATCTAATATGGCAATAGTAAAATCAATCCCATCCAAAAGAATTATTAATGGTCATGCAATCAATACATCTGAACTTTCAGTTGTATCCGAATTGGATTATAGAACCAACGGTGAATTTTGTATAATTGTTAGAGGAATCCCACAATCATTTTTAGTCTTAGATTCAAAAACAACAGACCATGTTGTAGTCAAAGCTATGACTATGGTAACAGTAAGACCCGATGTCGGAAAAATTGACGAGGAATGGGACGAAATTGTATTAGATAAGTTTGCCTGTGTAGAATTCCAATACGTTGGAGGTAATTGGTATATTCTTTCTTCAGACGGTCTTAAGCAATCCTAATTTAGTTTCCCAATTTTCTTCGGCTAATTCATACATGTAATTAGGGTCAAGTCCACGTTTTTCCCAATAAGATAGTTCATCCGATGTTATATCTAAAACATCTTCTTGAAGTTTATCTTGGTCTCCATCTTCGAATGGCATACCGTTGATTAGTTCACATTGTTCTCCCGTAAAAATTCCCCTTTCTTCAGGATTCGTAACAAGTAGTTGGTCACGAACGTCTTGTTTATAAACAACAAGTAAAGGTTCAATTCTTTTGTTGAAAGTTACAATTGCTCTTGGAACATTATATTCACCTGTCAGATTGGGGTTATTTTCTAATATGTTTGCATCCAACATGTAACAATTAATCTGAAC